TATTGACCTATGAGTTCAACATTTAATGAACTAGCAGACCGCGTTGAAGCGGTGCTGCATGGCTACACAGAAAATACTGAGCCAAGCACTTGGCTTACAACCAGCGCTACTAGCACAACTACAACGCTATCTGTGTACGATGCAACAGGTATTGGTCGTGGTTATGTACAGATTGACGATGAAATTGTATTCGTTAATAATACAGACAATGTAGCCAACACTCTTACCCTTGCACCATGGGGTCGTGGACAGCGCGGCACCACACCAGCACCGCATGACCAGAACTCTAAGATTACAGCCTCACCATTGTTCCCACGCAATGAGATTAAGAAGGCTATTAACAACACTATTGATGCTATGTACCCAATGGTATTTGCTACTGGAAGTTTTGACTTTACATTTATTGCAGCCCGTACTACATACCAGTTACCTGCAGATTTTCAGAACGCACTCAGTGTTACTTACTCAACAGTAGGACCAACAAAAGAGTGGATGCCAGTTCGTGCTTACAACCTAGACCGCTCAGCAGATACAGATGCCTATGCATCTGCTCGCAGCATTAGCGTTTACGCAGGCATTGTGCCTGGACAGACAGTGCATGTATTCTACTCAAAGCGCCCATCTCTTATGGTTGATGGCAATGATGTCTATGAGACAACCACTGGCATGCCTTCATACTCAGAAGATGTAGTCATCTATGGCGCAGCCTTCCGTATGGTTTCATTCTTGGACCCTTCACGCCTTGGTCCACAGTCTGCATCTGCAGACATCCTTGATGGTGTGCGACCAACAGGTTCTGGACAGAACGCTTCCAGATACTTGTACAGCATTTACCAGCAGCGTTTAAACGAAGTTGCGGACAACCAACGCCGTCAACACCCAATCCGTTCCCACTACCAGAGATAGGTTAAAAAATGGCAGCAGGCGACCCAGGCTCCCCAGCGCGGTACTACTCCTCGATTGCAGTAGAAACAGCGTTATCAGGTTCCATTCCAGCACAGGCACAAGGCGCAGCAAACACTGCGTTTATTGTGGCATCTGTCTCTGGCTTTCCTTCATCATACCCGTACACACTTATTGTTGACCCAGATACTTCCAAAGAAGAAGTAGTCACAGTAACTGCTGGTTCAGGTACAACACTGTCAGTAATCCGTGGCTCTGACAATACCCAAGGCGTAGCACACTCCGCAGGAGCAGTTGTTCGCCATGGTGTATCAGGTCGTGAGTTCCGTGAAGAACAAACTCACATTGCTGCTCGTGGTTACGACATTGACCAGACAATCCTTGACCTCGCTAACCAGACACATGTGCACGGTATTATTACTGGCGAGGGCGTAGTCGTTGGTACTCTTAAGACACAGACTCTTACTAATAAGACTCTTACATCTCCAGTAATTACTAACCCAAGCATCTCTGGCGCTGGTGTAGATGCAAGCATTGTCTTTGAAGGTGCAACACCTGATGCCTTTGAAACAACTCTGACAGTAGCAGAGCCAACGCAAGATAATACAATTACTTTGCCTAACACAAATGGCATAGTTGTTCTTCATACAGCAGTTCAGACTCTTACTAATAAGACTATTGATATGACTGGTGTAACACTTACTGGTCTTTCATCTGCTGGTATGGTTAACTCATCTGCTACACCTAAGATTTATGTAGATGCAATTCTTGGTTCAGCAACTGCTGCAGCCACAAGCGCAGCCTCTGCTGCAGCCAGTGCAACCGCTGCGGCAACATCAGCAACAAGTGCTGCCAACAGCGCAACAGCCTCTGCTACATCAGCCAGTGCCTCTGCCACATCAGCAACTGCAGCGGCAACCTCTGCAACCTCTGCTGCTGCCTCTGCTACAGCCGCTGCTACATCTGCTACAAGCGCATCTAACTCAGCCACTGCAGCAGCAACCAGCGCCACAAGCGCTGCTGCTAGTGCAACGGCTGCTGCTACAAGCGCAACCAGTGCTGCAGCAAGTGCTGCAACTGCTGCTGCATCTGTGGCAACTATTGCTGGGTATGCAACAGCATCTGCTAACAGTGCCTCTGCTGCAGCAACTAGCGCTACCAGCGCAGCAAACTCGGCAACGGCTTCTGCTACTTCTGCAAGCGCTGCTGCTACCAGTGCTACAAGCGCTGCTGCTTCTGCTACTGCAGCAAGTACATCTGCTGCATCTGCTGCAACATCAGCCTCTAGCGCTTTAACAAGCCAAACTGCAGCAGCAACATCCGCAACATCTGCTGCTACTAGCGCTGCAAGTGCGCTTACTAGCCAGACTGCTGCTGCAACAAGTGCTGCATCTGCTTCCACATCGGCTAACTCAGCAGCAGTAGAAGCCCTTTCTGCTTTGACTAGCGCATCATCTGCAACACTATCAGCATCTTCTGCTGCAACTTCTGCATCAAGTGCTGCAACAACCTACGATGAATTTGATGACCGCTACCTTGGCAGCAAGTCATCTCCCCCATCAGTAGATAACGATGGCAACCCACTTCTTGTTGGTGCTATCTATTGGAACTCTACTCTTAACAATATGTATGTTTGGTCAGGTAGTGCCTGGGTTCAAATTGCTACAACTAGCGTTTACTCAGCGCCTACTCTTGGTAGTACAACTATTGACTCTGGTACTACATATACGACAATCACAGGCTTAACTCTTAGCGGTGGATTGGCTGCAGCAGACCCAACCACAAACCTTGGTCTTGCTACTAAGCAGTATGTTGATGCAGTTGTTACCCAGATTAACTACCACGAAGCAGTGGTTGCAGCGACTACAGCAAATCTAACTGCTACTTATAGCAACGGAAGTTCAGGTGTAGGTGCAACCCTTACCAATTCTGGCGCACAAGCAGCATTTAGTACAGATGGCGTAAGCCCTGCTCTTAATGCTCGTGTTCTTGTAAAGAATCAGACAACACAAACTCAAAATGGTATTTATACACTTACAACTGTTGGTACTGGTTCAACTAATTGGGTACTTACTCGAGCAACTGATGCGGACAATAACCCATCAGGTGAAATGAAGAATGGTGATGAGTTATTCTGTTCTGGCGGAACAGTCAATACTGGTAAGTCATTTATTAACTCAACATCAGTAGACCCTATTGTTATCGGAACTACTAACATTACCTTTAGCGAGTACTACGCAGGGCTACCAGCACAGACTGGCAACTCAGGCAAGTACTTAACAACAGATGGAACTACACCATCATGGGGTACTGTTGCTGGATACTCAGCACCTACCCTTGGTTCAACAACCATAGCATCAGGTTCAACTAACACAACATTGGTTGGATTTACAAAACTTAGTTCAGACCAGTTCACGACACTTGATGCCAATGGATACGAAATTGATTTGGAACTCATGACCATCATGGGTGCGTTCTAAGAAAGGGAACAATAAATGCCAACAACAACTAAAGCACTAGCAAGAGCAGCCTTTGCAACATCATCGGCTACTCTTTACACAGTGCCATCTGCAACTACGGCGGTGATTAGCAACATTGTTATTGCTAACACTACTGGCTCTGCTGGAACATTTACTCTTGCTCTTAATGGAGTATCTATGGCAACTGCTGTTGCAGTGGCTGCTAATAGCATTACTACTATTGATTTAAAGCAAGTACTTGCTGCTACTCAGACCATTACTGGTCTTGCATCGGCAACAACTATTACTTACCACATTAGCGGAGTGGAGATTTCCTAATGGCTATTGATAGAATCCCTGGGGTTGGTCCTCAGAATACAGACATTGCTACAGCGGTAGCAGCAGCAGTTCCTACTATTGCTGCTATCACTTCTTCTATTACAACCAACGCCGCCTCTGCTGGCGTTACGATGGCTGCTATTACTTCATCAATCACAACTAATGCTGCCTCTGCTGGTCTTACCAATGCTAGCATTACAAGCGCAGGCAATGCTGCTGGTTGGGGCGCAACTGGTCCTACAACAACTCAGATTGCTGCAGCCGTTCCTACTCTTGCTCAGATAACAACAGCAATTACAACCAATGCAGCATCAGCGGGTGTAACAAATGCAAGCATCGCATCAACAGTTGCTGCTAATGCTGGTGGTCAATTTTCTGGAACATGGACTACCTTAGGCTATGCTTTTCACGGTGTTTCACCATCAACATCACTAAGCGCTTCAGGTTTAAGTGGTTACAAATACTTAAGAGTAATAACTACAGGGTATAGCACTGTTAACGCGTACAATCCTATGATTCGATTTAATGGCGATACTGCAAATAATTACTTTGTTACAGCAGCAAATGGCACAAGTGGTAACACTGCTACTGGTGTTTATCTTGACCCTGGATTTAGCCAAACAAATCGTATTTGGCTTACAGGTGCAGGCACGCAAATTGCTGCTGCTGCCCCATGCCAAATTGATTGTATAATTCCTAATTCTAATTCAGCAGCAGTAAAATTCATTACTTTTGTTACCATGGGTTACACTAATGCTGGTGGCTCTGTACGGCGCACGACTCAGGGTGGTTTTTCAATATACACTCCAACAAGTGCTATTTCTTCGATTGAACTTACGCATAATGGTGGAACAATAGACGGTGGATATACATTAATTTTAGGAGGAAATTAATATGAAACCAACAATAATTCATTTTGATGGGGTTACTGGAGAAGAAACTGTTCGTGAAATGACAGATTCTGAGTACGCTCAACATCTTATTGATGTAGAAGAAAATAAAATAATGTCAGCAGAGCAAGCCGCTAAGTATGCAGCAGAAAAAGCAGAACTAGATGCTGCCAAAGCAGCAGTAGAAACTAAACTTGCTGAACTTGGTCTTGATATGGATACTATTAAAGCAATTGCAAAACTAGGTTAATACCTGCGCCTGAGCATGCGTTTAAACTGCTCTATTTTTTATGCCTAGACTAAGGAGACATAGTGGCAAGTAGACCACCTGATATATCCGAGCGCGTGATAATTGACCTGTCTGGTCGTACCTCGGCTTACTATGACC